TCCCACCCAGACGCAGCGCCACGCGACTCGGTTCGACAGCGGGCGTTGTCGTTTCCCCTTGGCCGACGATCGCCTGTAGCGCCGCATGGCCGGGATATTCCGGTGGCGCGTTCATCGCCAGACCTTGCGCCTGGAGGGCCTTGACCGTTGGCCCATACGCCACCGCCGCGTCGGCTTCAGGCATGGCAAGCAGCGCGACCGAAGCCTTCTTCACCGCCTCCATACTGGCGGGGTCGGCCTGCCCCGTGACGGTCGGCGCTCTCGGCACTGGCACCAGAGGGGCGAACCCAGGCGGTGCTCCCGCTGGCGGTGCGCCCGCGACCCTTGGCCCCGCGTTGGGATTGAACGGTGGCGGCGGCGCTGTCGTGACACGAGGGCCGGCGGTGCCGGGGGCGAACGTAAGTGACGGCGTGCCGGCCAGAGCGCCCACCGTCTGATTGGTATCCAGGGGACCGAACCGCGACCGCAGCAGTGTCTGCGTGCGCGGCCCGAACCGGCTTAACGGAATGACCGACGCGACCTGCGCCTGGACCTCACGCGGGGCCGACATGGCGGTCGGAAACTGGTTGACGTCCACGCCGGCCTGTTTCGCGAAGTCCCGCCACGTCGCCGTCTGTATCTGAAAGTGTCCCTGGCTGATCTCCGTTGGGTTGCCGCCCTGTGCCAGCGTCAGTCCCCGGCTGTCCTTATCGACGCCGCTGACGATGTTCTTGTCGCCGCTCTCGATGGCGGCCAACGCGTCCAGGAATGAACCGCCTCCGGCGCCCGCGCCGCCCGCTCCGGTCGTGCCGTCGCCGCCAGTGAGGGAGCGGATCAGCGCATCGCCACCCGACTGCTGAAGATCCAGCTTCCGCTGCTCAAGGCCCAGCCGTTGCCGGTTGATGTCGAGGGTGCCTAGCTTGGATTGGGCATCAACGTGCGCGAGCATCGGCGCCAGCAACTCGTTGGTGGACAGGAAAGGATCGGTGACCTGGGCGGAGGAAAAGGTTGGCATCGTGCGCTACCTCATATCTGATATTGAGAACCCCCAGGCAAAAAGGCGCTATCTGGCTGCTGTGACCATGTGTTAGGAGCGCGGGATTGCCCCGTGGGATCGAGAGAGGCATAGGCCGGGCCATCGGTGGTGCCACTCGCCCAACTCCGAAACTGCGGGTCGTTAAACAGGGTGTTCGTGGCGCTGCCGACCCCCTTCCCGACATTCCCGTAAATACTGGCATATTGAGCGCCAGAACTAACATCCGTTCCGGCGATACCCTGGCCTGTCTGAATCGCGTTCGCACCGGTCTTCGCCGCCGCGTTCTCGCCTAAATTAGCCAGTGAAAAAAGTCTGTTATAGTAGTCACCGAACTCCTTATCCGCGAGCCCGGTGCCGAACGTCTGCTCCGCTTTCAGTGTCGCGCCGGAGCGTAGCAGTCCCTGCGCCGCCGCGCCCGCGTCAACCGCTCGCAATCCCTGGTCGAGTGACCACGCATAGCCGGGCGATGTCTTGAAATTGCCCATCGCGGTGTTCGCGGCATCCGGCCCGTTCAACCCGAGCAGATCGGATGATGCCGTAAGTCCGGCCTGACCGGCGGTATTGTAGGGCGCGAGGTCGGCGCGAGCGCGTTCCTCGGCCGCCCGCTGTGCGGCGTTGGCGGACGATTGGGCGCTCTTCGTGGCCTCGCCTTGCAGGTAAGATGATGCGATGCCACCGACAGCGGTGACGCCCGCCGCAGCCACAGCCCACGGCACTTTAGTTGAACCTTTTCAAGAAGTTAGCCATGATTCAATCCTCCAGAACGAGGTTATGATGTTCGGCGATCGGCGGTTCACCATCCGGGTCGGCGTGGTCGGCGTTGTGGATACAAGCCAGCGTAACGTCCGGCTCGAGCGTGTGGAACTCGTGCATCATGCGCGCCGGGATTTTGATTGTCGCGGGCGCGCTGAAGTCTCCCACCAGATCCTCGCCGCACCACACCCGCACTGAGCCACGCAACAGCGCCGTCAGATGTGGAAATTTGTGTGCATGCTGCGGGATGACCGTCCCGGCGTCGGCGACCGACCAGACGCGATAATAGATCCCGCCATAGATCACGCTGCTGACCGTCACCGGTTGGTTGATCGCGCGTTTCATTCCGCCCTCATGCTCACGATTACCGTGATTCTGTCCGTCTCTCCGTTATTGACCGTCGCGTGATTTTTAAGATTATCAAAAATCCAACAATCTCCGGCACCCATCACTACCCGTTCGTCCTCGCATGTGCTGTAGCAGGCTGGATTGGTAGCGAGTGGCAGATACGCTTTTGTCGTGAAGAATTCTGGATGCCAGCGTCCTCGATCGTCATGTGGCTTTACCTGCTGTCCACCTGGGACGCGGGTTATAAGAATTCCCCCCAGTTGCACCGCCTCGCACCGCGACATCAGGCCAAACACGATCGGGCGAAGATGCGGCAACGCGTGCCACGCCGGGTAGAAAACCGGGATAAAAGGCTCGCGATACGCCTCCGGTGTCGTCAGATCCTCACGCGCTCTGAACCGCACCCAGATGTCGTCCGTGCCTTCAAACGACCCCTTTCCGCCCGTGCGCGCCGTGTTGGAATTCCACAGTTCAGGCTGACGATATAGGTCGAGCAACAGCGGCAATACTTCCACACCTGATGCGATCTTGATGAAATTACGCATGGCTGGTCTTTGACGTCTTTCCTGCCCTCCATCCGGTATCATTCTTCCGAGTGTAGGCGTCTTCCACCGACCATCCTTCGGCAATCCGGCGACATATTGTCGTGTAGTGAACGCCAGCATTGGCTGCCCACTCCAGCAATGTCTTTCCGACGCCGTTTATCGTGATTATCTTGCGAGTGAGCGGAATTCGGCGCTCCGATAGAAATTTCGACGCGTCCACTTTCCCCGTATCCGCGCGCAATCGGAGGGTACCGTATTTGATGTTAGACTCCTCCGCCCACTGCGCGATGGTCTTTTTCTGCCCGTCGATTTCAACGACCCGACTTGAACGGCGATTTCTGGCCTGAGCCTTGCGATCCACCCATGCGCAGTTATCCGGTGAATAACCCCTGGAATTGTCCAGGCGCTCAAGGGTTAATTCTGGGTCGTAACCGCTGGCTATGGCCCAGTCGCAAAACGCTTCGGCGGTGTTCCATTCAACCGCGAGAGTTATGCCTCTCCCCCCATAATTAGCATAGGCGGGGTTCCTTGGGTTCCGACATCTGGCCCGCATGGAGAAATAAGCGTTGTAGAGTTTTGGGTGGGTTATCGAGGAGCCATGGGTTGAGGCAACACCTCGATCGCTTCTGACTTTTCGCATGCAAAACCATAGCGCATATCGGACTAATCGACCAGAAGCGAGTTGCACGAACCGGGTCATCGCTGACGCCTCGCCCACAACATGCCCGTAGCCGACACGCCCCCGCTCGTGAACCCGCATTGCGCCACGAGGTAAACCGTCGTGTCCGTGCTGACATTGATCCGCTGATCGCCGCCCGTGCCGAGGCGCAACTGATTGGCGGCGGCCGACCCCGCGACCCTCGCGGATATCACGTTGAGCGTGGCTGAGACCGTACTGCAACTCGCCGCCGCGAACGTCACCGCCCCGGTCGGATTGATGATCACATTGCCCGCCACATCCCAGTCGCCCGGCGTCAGATCCAGGCTACAGATGTTCTGGACCGAGCCGTTGCTCAGCCCCACGGAGGCGCCGCTGGGCGTGACCAGATACTCGCCAATGTCCCCGGCCACCGCGTCAGAGCCGTCCGTTACCCCGGCGTGCTTCGTGGCGGCAACCGCCATCGCGTTGACCTGATCCGACAGGCTCTGGTGGTATTCCGTCCACGCCTGCGAGTGCTGCTGGCCCGAGGGGTAGTCGGCGATCGGCGCGTCATGGAACGGCGGATCGACGCGTTTTGGTGCCGTCGCCATCACGAGGCCCCCGGCGCGATGTCGGCGCTGACAGCGTAGAGGCGAGTCAGTCCATGAACCGTCAGCCGAAAACTCCGCTCACGGAACGATCCAAGCCGTGTCGTGAACACGCGATGGCGGAATGTCCCCGGCGCCCCCGCCGACATGATCCGAGGCGTCGTCCACGTTCGCGCGCCGTCGTTCGACCAATCCAGGCTCACCGGCCCCGGCGTCTCGGCCGAGCCTACTTCCATCTCGATCTCCACACGCGCGCAGAACGCCCGAGCGCCGCGAACGCTGCTGACGGTAATCGGCGGCAACGTCGCCTGCCTGATCACGGTGACGCCCGCGTCAACCGGCCACATCGCCAGGGTGTAAATCTGCCCGGTTGAACGACCCCCGAACAAATGCAGCGCGTTATTGTCGGTCGCGGCGACCCATGCCGCCCACGGGGCGTGTCCGTCCGTGCTGGTCGAACGCTCGTGCCACTTCTCGGTCGTGGCGTCGTAGACCAATGTCCGGTCATCCAGGGTCGTCAGGCAGTAGAACCAGTGACCCCGGAACGCGTGTGTCATCGCGTCCAGACCAACCGCGTTGCCGCTGATAATGGCCTCGATGGCGTGCGTCGAAACCCGCTTCGGCGCGTAGCCGTTTGATCGGTAGACGATACCATCCAGCCCCATCCACCACACCGAGCCGTCCATGCGGCAGACCGACATCGGCGAGCCGGTGCCGATATTGATCACCCCGCCGGACATGCGGCGGAATGGGAAAAACGAGATCCCCGGCGTGGTCTCCAACCCACTCGACCCAGCGTCGTACCAAACCTCGAAGCCGCTCTCGCCCACCGTCCAGACCTGCCCGCGATGCGCGATCACCCGACGTATGGCGTTTGGCATGGCGTCGGAAAACACGAAGTCCAGCGCGTCGAAGCTCAGTGGATCAAGCAGACGGGAAATGAACCACTGCGACGTGTCGCCGAGCGAGGAAAACACGAAATAGCCGTCCACGTAACAAACCGACGAGGCGCCGGGGAAGTCGGGGTCGGTGATCAGGTTCAACGCATCGCCGGGCAGATGGCCGCAAGTGTAGGCGCGCGGCGCCACGCAGATAACGGCGGCGATCGGTCCCGCCG